CCGTCAGGGTCAAATATGGGCATTAATCTTTTGCAGCGATAATAACGTTTGCGTATTTCACGTCTGCAGCAGGTACAGTTACAGAAACATCTGCGGTTGCTCCTGATAAACTACCAGAAAATGGGTGAGAGTGTGCTCCACCTCCACCTGCTGGAGTTACTGCATTTGGACCACCACTAGCATTCTGAGCCGCGTTCCAACGATCAGGATTGCCTATATCTGTAAGACGATCTTGTGGTTCCGTTCTATCTGGGTCCGAATTTGCAAAACTAAGAGGGTGATTATGACTAGCAATTGTTGGAGTGGAAAGTGTTGTTGGTCCCACTGTACCACTAACTGAGCCTGTAACAGGAGCGGATGGTTGAGCTCCTGACTTATCAGTTGTGGCTAAGAAAGATGAAAAGTAAGCTGTTGAACCACCTGTGCCTCCACCAGTTCCTGTAACCACTGACATGACTGCTTCTGATAAACCAGAAGCCGTATCTTGTGTCCATCCTGTTGGAGCAGATGCCTGATAAAAAACTTGCTTTGTTCCAGAAGGAAAAGGTTCAACACCTGTTAAGTTAGATCCATCACCTGTATAAGTTGTAGCTGAGACTGCACCGTTTGTTCTCAAAAGAATGTTACCACCACCTGCTGTGACAGTATCTTTAAAAGTAGTTGTTCCTAATAATGAAGTTGAAACTTCGACATTAAAGTTGGATGCACCATCACAATACACTCTTGAATAAGCTCCTTGTGTTATTACGGTTCCATTAGCTTGATGTCCTGTAGCTGCTATGGTTAAGGTTTGAGAACCTGATGTGTTATTAAAAAATAGATACTCACTTTCAACTGCTGGTATAAAAACAACAATATCGCCTGTTAAAGCACCTGTAAGTTCAATAACTTTATTTGAAGACTCAGCGGTATCCGAAGCATTTGCAGTAGAAAGAGTTATATTAGCAGAACCCGCTACAGATTTAGATAAGTATCCTGCCGCAAAAGCGTCTAAAACTTCTAGATTATTATTAGTATTTGTGCCCCATGTATTGGCATTAGCGCCAGTTGCCATAAGTTCTAGTTTGAGTCTATCTGAATATGTACTTGCCATGTTTAAACCTCTCTAAAATATATCTTTTTTTGTTATTCAAGCAACACATTTTTATGCTGCATCTACCTCTGTCCAAGTATTACTTGCTCCTGTTACCACGTTTGCCCATGGTGTAGAGAAAGGATTACCTGTTACTATTGTTAAATCTAGTCCTGTTACGTTTACCAAAGAACTAGCTTCAACAGTTTCTGTTCCTGTAGCAAAACTCATTGCAACGGTGGAAACGCTTACAATTACACCAGTTCCCACCTCAACAGTTTCTGTTCCTGTAGCAAATGATGAAGATAAGCTACCGAGAGTAACTAATGCATCAGCTTCTGCAACTGCGGTTCCTAAGGCTGCAGTCATGGTGACTGGCACAGGATCTACCTGTGTGAAAATATCAATGACAGGAGTTCCTATGGTAAAGTCTAATTGATCAGAAGGTGCTATAACAGCAACACTGCCCTCACCTGATACTGTCGCTCCAGAAAGAGCAACACCTACAGAAAGACTATCAAGAGTTTCTACTGCCGTTCCTGTTTGTGATGTGGTGCCTAAAGCACCTGTTATCGCAAGACCTGTTAGTGAAACAATAACACCAGTTCCTACTTCTTGAGTTGTGGTCCCTAGCGTGGTAGCCATCGTCACTCCTGTGACGCTTACCTCCTGTGTTATGTTTTCATTCCAAGCGAAAGATCCCCATGTGGATCTTCCCCAACCTGCATCGACTGTGCCTGATGCACTTTCAGTTCCTGTAGCGAATGATGTAGTTAAACTCGAAAGAGTAACATCAGTTCCCTCCTCGATACTTGTAGTGCCTAAGTTAAATGAAGAAGTAACGCCTGTTAGAGGATAAATTGATTCTGCTTCGCCGGTAGCTGCACCTAAAGCTGAAGTGGTTTCAAGAGAACCTAATGTGACTAAACTATCAGCAACAACTGACTCTGTGCCTAACGCTGCTGTTGTCGATAACCCAGTAACAGATACTGTGATCGAACTTTGTTGGCCCCAAAAGCCTTCGCCCCAGTTATTTTCACCCCAAGCATCCGCCATGGTAATGCTCCACTAAATTAAGATAGTCTTAATATAGCACTGTCTTTATCATTAGTTGGGAATGCGATTGTGAATGTACCGTTTGTTGATGTCTTTACACTTCCGAAATCAAGAACTGCAATAGCCGCATTAGTAGCACTTGATGATCTATTGTAAATCAATGCTGCTTGTGCAGAAATTGTTGCTGATGTGAAACTTGCGTTTGCAAAATCAACAAATGCTGTTGATGCTGTAACGCTAGTCGCTGTTAATCCAACAGTAGCACCTGTTAAGGTTACACCACCTGCTGCATATGTTCCTGAATTACCTACTTCATTTGTTGCAGAGTAGGCTGTTGTGTTTCCGTTTAAAGTTGCAGAACTTGTATAGAGAGCAAGATTGATAGTGTCGTTATCAATGTCATGATCCCCTTGAAGCAATTGCTGTTTAAAGGAAGCACAGACTGCTTGGTTTATTGCCATGTTTTATGCCCTCCTTAGGCTTTAGGGTCTGCAGAAGGAAGTGGTACTCTTAGCACTCCGTCTACATACTCATCTCTTCGTTTACGTCCCATCTGCTCATTAGCAAAAGCTTGTAGAGCTGTCTGGAACTTCTGGGTGTATAATTGCATATCTTGTACGTTTTTCAAGTATGAAAAAGTTTCGGATAATACTCCATACAATAAAACCTCTGGTGCGTTATTTGAAACAAAAGTTGTGGTGGATGTCGTTCCAGAACCATTTCCCAAACGTTCAGGAGTCTCATCGTACCACATTTCAACTGTATAGGCTAAGTTAGGAGTTGGAGCTACAATCAATGTAGTTGCATCCCAATTTGCCCAATATTTTGGCTGACCTGTATAGTCAGTATCTGTTGTAGATCTTTCTTTTGCATATTCATCTATAAATGTAGCATCCCTTTGCTCCATCCAAGATATAGTTCCGTCAGAACCGTGTATTTGTAAACCTCTTGCAAATCTAAATCCTCCCTCTGGTCCTGATACATCTAAAAAACTATTATTAGCTTCAAAAGTGGATGTTGCGTATCTTCTTTGAGCATCAGTATCTATGAGTCTATCAATTTGATTTTCAATATTTGTAAGGAAAACATTAATAACAGAGTTAGATAAAACATCAGATGTAACCTCAGTATAGTTTCTTACATTATCTAAAAGTTCAGAATAGTTCATGATATTACCACTGTCACATTACCAACCACTGATACAAGTGTCAATTTCTGATGTGGTATTTGAGGCAACATACTAGATGAGGTTGTTGGTGCTGATCCATCACTAGGTGAGGTTCCTTGTACTGTAGTCATAAAAGCACTATCTCCTGGATCTCCAACAAACACAGTAACAGGCATTGGCTGTCCAAACGTATTCGTCGTTGCATCATCAGGACCTAATGGTGAGTTGGCTTTTAAAATTTTATTAGATTCTGGTCTTGGATCTCTAAGAGCAACAGGATCTGCTGGATGATAACCTGGATCTAATTGTGGATGTTTTGGTTCAAAACATGAGGGGCAGGTAAATAGTCCATTCCATTCCTGTCTTAATTGGAGGTATTTATATCGTTGTCCACATCTATCACAGATAGCTAAGGAACGATTACCATTTGCAAAGGTCATATTAACCTACATAGAAACTACGAGGCACAATATTAACAGAGGTTGATTGACTGTCTTCAGTTAACGCTCTTTGTAATTCTGCTTCATATCTTCTTTCTAATTCTTGTGATCTTTCTGGTGCAACTTCTTGACCAAGATAGTAAGCTAGTCCTGAAACTGTGCACGGTAAAAATCTAAAAGGGGCATCAGGATCATTAGTATATTCTCCTACATCTTCAATTCTTGCTACATAAAAATAATTAATCTGTGTGTCTGTTGTATCAGGTGTTTGATATAGATTAATTTCTACATTAGATAAGTTTCTTCTTACGTAATATTGACTAGGTGTACCAGTTTGAAATTTGTTAGGTATATTTTCATATTCTGATCGTGATATTTTAGTCATGCTTGTGTCAGTTGTAGTGCTACCACTTACATCTCTAAACACTAATTCTAAAACATCAGATGCATCACTTGGTGCAGTGTATGTTGTTGTGCTTGCAGTTAAATTTTGTGTGTGATTTTTTACTTTCCATAAATGAATACCTCGGTTTCCCCACTCAGAAAAAAGCAAATTAAGATTATCTCTTGCTGCTTGTAATTCATAACCAGTTCTTAAAGACTTACCACAACGAGCATATGCTCGTTCAATAATTCTATCAAAACTTAAATTAAAAGTAGTGGTCCCCGAGGTAGCCATTACATACCTCTTCTTGATTTATGTGGATTTGCAGCTCCGCCGCCACGCATTTTCTGCATCATACCGCCGCCACGTTTCTTAACGACATTTTTCTTTTTCATACTGCCGCCGCCACGTTTCTTGACTACGCTCTTTTTTTTAGCTCCGCCGCCTTTTTTCATTCCGACGACATTTTTCTTTTTCATCATGATGTACGCTCCTTTTTAAATATACGTTCATATTCGTCTTGCCTTGTTTTTACGACCTCATCGTAATACTCGGCTGGCCATTTTTCATAATAACCTATCTTATGTAGTTTGCAACTTGCTTCATATAGCTGTTTAAATTTCTGTATTAACATCATAGAGT